ACATGGTGAAACATGTTTACTAAATATATAAACGTATTACAAAATATTATTATATACTATTTTTATTATCTTATAAACCATCTCACCAACAACACAAAGATGAGACCATGCAGTAACATTCCAAATATCGTTGGTATACTATCACTATTAACGGTATGGACACCTATACATCCCATCAACGTATCACTAAGATAAAATGTATAGGGTGATGCGAGCAGTACAAACATAATTCCCAAAATAAAAGCAATGATCCATTTATCTTTCTCTGTATAAGGTTTTACCATTCTTTATTCTTATTCTTTATTCTTAGTATTTATTATTAATATAATAAAATATATCACATCAACGATTTTGTACAATATAAAATTTATGAGTAAAACTACTAAACATATAATAATTTGTATTTTACATTATATAATAATTTTATGTTTAGTAGTCTTACTCATAAATTTTAACAAGATATGACGACTCGATATTATAGATTTGGTGATCCATTTAACCCTAGTACCTATGATAAAAATTATAGTAGTTTGAACAACCTATATCCCGGTCGACCTCTTAGTATATACGATGATCCCAATATTGACAACATCCTCCCTGATACGAGACAAAAGATCGACAATGTATTCATGTCAAATGCAAACGTTATGAACAATAATAAAGATGCGAACAGTAGAATACAAAGAGTCGTCTTTGAACAAGGATCACCAAATAATAAGGTATATGAGGTACCATTTGCGGAACCAGATTTCCCATCTCAGATGCCAAATTTTCTTATCCAAGACGATAACCATATTCCTATTAGAGAGATGAATACATCATCAGAGACCAAACCTCAACCAAAAAATAATGGTTTTTATAAAGGAACGGATGTTGATCCTAAACCTAATAAAAAGATCAATCCTTTTATCAAATCTAATATTAAAAAGAACGACGATCTAATGAGAAGGTCCGGAAATAGGGTAGAACGATTTAATACATTGAACGACATGAGACCTTATATGAGAGATGCAAAAAATAAGGCAAATTCCATAGTGGATAACATTAGATCTCGAATACAGGAAGATGGTGATAACGTTAGGGTATTTATAAATAATGGTATCAACAAGGTTATCACTATAGTGGTAATTCTAATAGTATTAATGTTGTTGATATTTTACTTTATATGTAATAGATGTTGACATTACCTTGTGTGATAATTTATGAGATAACGTTATTAATTTATATTTATATTATATAAATATTTGTATGTACCTTTGTTTATTTTTTAAAGCCAATCTATATTTGTAAATTTTTAATCTTGACTCTCAAGTTCATCCTCATCGACATTATTTACTGGAACCTTTTTCTTTACCACCTTTTTAACGATCTTCTTTACAATCTTCTTTTTTGGTGCTGGTTTGGGTGGTTCTTCTACTTCATCAACTACGTCGTCTGCAACATTGAGATTTTATCCTCTTCAATGACAATATCGTCATCGTTAGTATTTTCAGCATCTTTTGTAGATAATGGAGATTGTTGTGTCTTCTTTGCTAATCTATCTCTAATTTGTTGAAGTGGATCTTCTCCATTATCTTGAACCATAGCATTAGGTACCTTGCTCTTTAAATTGAGATACATCTTTACGTTAGCAGAATTTTTTTGTCTCTTTTCGTAAGAGAGTTGAACGACCTTCAATTGATTTGATGCACCATAGGGTAATGATCCATGAGTTCCAAAGAAACCACCATACCATCTCACAACACAATCTAAATTTCCTATCTCGTATTGTTTCTCCTCTTTGCTATCGTTTTTGTCATCGTCGTCATCTTTTTGAACGGCCAAATGATCCAAGATATCTAATGGTTGACCATCTTCATTAAAACATGCAGCGTCGACCTTAAGACCTTTTTGTGAACCAAAGGCCAAGACCTTTAACTTTGTTCTTTTAAGACCTTCTTGGTTCAATTCTGGTGGGTTGGTAATTGGAAATTTACATGGATAATTGTAACCGGGTTTTACTACCTGTGACCAATCAACCTCTCTAGTCTCTTCATCCTTTGCTCCCAAATAAGCATTCTTTGATGGAGCTGGTAATCTTGTAGTCTTTGGAACCTTCATCTCTGATGCGTAAGCATCCTTGAGAGCCTGATTAAGATTATCCAATAAATCCATAGTCCACTGTTCCTCCTCGGTTGGTTCATCCTTGGTATCCTTGGATGTCATATAGTAAGTAAAATATGCACCCTTTGCATTTTGTACGGTTCTCAATTCTTTGGGAACGTCTAGATTGTGTTCAAGATTAAATCCATAAATGACGGTGGGTGCAGGTCTAAATAAGAGATTGTGTTTTACATCATCAACGAGATAGTGTCCATTATTACAAAACACTGTAACCTTTTGACCCTCTGACTTTTTAGTCTTACCTATGATACTAGTCTTTTGGTAGACTGGTGATAGAACAATGTTTGCTGGATCGTATTCACCAAGAAGGTCCAAGAAAAAATCGGGAGAGTTGTTTCTCTCATTTACAAGGATCTTGATCTCCTCTGGTGTAAATCCGGATACTACTGCTTCGACCTTCGCAGGTTGAGTAGTTTTGGCAACGGGTCTCTTTGTTACCTCTTTTACACCATTATTATTGGTAACGGTAGTTGTGGACTTTTTAATATTAGAGACTGGCTTTGTTGTGACATTCTTTGCTGCATTCTTTGACATCTTGTCCTTTCGGAAGTTAAAGTTTGTTATTTTGCTTGTGTTAAAAGTTTGGGGTGTTAGCTTTTATAGTAAGTTTTAAAGTTAAAGTTTTTGAATATACGTGATATATTATTCTATTCTTTATTTTTTTAAAATTCATTTTTGTAAAATATTAAAATATTTTTAATATTTATATTATTTATAATTTTATTCATCGTCATTGGTACCCTTTGTATCATTATTTTTAACGTTATCATCTTTATCCTTAACTTCATCATCTTTATCTCCAACTATAATAGTTTTAAACATCTTTGAATAGAACGATAACATCACTAAAACATCTTGTCTACTGAATGTTTTGTTCTCATGTACATTTTGAAATATGTGACACATATATCTCATTAGATTGCGTTGATTCTCATCATCGGTACCCTCTGTATTCTCTTCTTTTGTTTGATCATCATCGGTACCCTCTGTATCTTTTTCTTTTTTGTTATCAACATCTTGATCTTTTTCATCCACAATATTTTCGTTATTATCGTTAACGTCTATATTTTCTTTCATGTCACAATCTTTGCCATCTTGATCAACATATAGCAGATACTCTTTTACTCTAGAACATAGATCAGAATAGATCAAACTCTTTACATCATATTGATAGGTTATCTTTATCAACAAATTTTTTCTACACATTAGATATAACAGATAACTTCCATATTTTGAAATATCAAATCCATATCCCAACTTTAAATATTGTAGATTGTTGAATCGTTCATCTAATAGACACGTTATAGGATTGTTAAATGTATTACCCAAAGATAGATGTGTTATCGATGGTGGTATGGTAATATTTCCTTTGTTATCAACCAAATTAAAATCTGTTGTATTTGTCATAGACAGATGTGTCAACTCTTTAAACTCTAAAAAGTTCATACTGTTAACGTTAGATGAAGATAAGATACACAATCTTTTTAATCTATCACATCCCTTTATAATTATACCACTCTTAAAACACAAATTTAGGGTCAAAAATAGGACGCTATTTGGGAGATGAATCTTCTTTATATTACACATACTAAGACTAATATTTACCGTTGTAAGATTATATACAATATTCGGAACAAAGAGATATAACGTGGGATCTTGATCTTTAATATGTGTAAAATTTATATCAAGATATTGTAATGACGTCATAGATCGTATAGAATCACAATATTTTGGATCGATATTCCTTATCTTTAAATGTGTGATGTTTCTGCAAAACTCAAGAGGTGATATGGGATTCTCGTTATTAAATGAATCTATTACGAAATTTGTAAGTTTTTTGCAATACTCTAACCCTTCGAAGGTTTGTTCAAATCTATCTCCTAATTTGATATAATTTAGATTTAATGTATTTGTATTCTTTATCTCTTCATCAAGATCAAAGAGACGACGTTCAACATCTCTAATATGTTTCATCGCATTATCCATAAAGGATGTTCCATCGTTTGTATGATAGCGACACATATAATTCATATACGTTACATTATTAACGTCAAATGTTTTCTTCATAATCTCCAACTCTTCATATAGACGTTGATATCGTTGACATGAATATTTTTTTGCCAACTCTAAATCAAATGTATTTTTCAAGAATGATAAATCTTTATCATATCGTTCTCCAAATTGTAGTCTCTCTAACGATATAGGTATGACGTCTATGTATTGATTAAAAAATGATCCAAATACAATCTCCTTTAAATTCAAAGATATATTTTTTAAAAGATTATCTATAGAGTGATCAAATTCATTACCAAACTTTATATATGTTAGATTTTTACACTCTGTCAAAAATCCCACATCTTCATTAAAATTATTTGGTAAGGATATATGAGTTATATTTGGGAAAAAAATATTGATGGTTGTTGGTATACTTACATTTCTCGTCTTTACAGATAGATACAAACGTCTAGTATTTAGATAGAGATTTGTGACGTTAGGATAATATTTATCAATATCTTCAGTATATAGATGTTTGATCTCATTAAGAATAACCTTCCCATCACCATTCTCATCTATAAATATATCGTCTGTCATCCAAAGATTATTATCATTATGTCTCTTTACAAGTTCCTCTGCAAATCTATCCCTATCCATACATACACAACTATTAATAATGTAAGATCTAATATTTTTGTTGAGAATAGAATTGACGAGTCTGTAATTTTTTAATCCTGATCCATTAAGGTTGTCAAATATGATATTCGATATATTTTTATATCTAATAACCATATTAAAAAGCTCTCTACCATCTTCATCTTTACATATACCATTATCATATTCTATGACCTTTTTCTTGTCCCAATCCCCCATAGTTATATATAAGAGACTTGTGGGGAACATATCATCACAACTCTTCTCTTTAACAATATCAAAATCTATCGACCCTACATGTTTTGTTAGAATGAACATCTTTACAGAAGGAAATCCAAACATCTTATTTTATATCGTTTGAATATAAAATATCTTTTCTTTATAAAATCATTTTGTGAATATTTTTATACATTGTGTTTAAAACATATAACGTTCAAAAACTACTAAACATGTGTCATATAAAATTATATAACGTTTACGAAACACGTAACATTTAATAACTATATAGTAGATTGTGATCTTTCAACCAAATTTTTAGTTCTGAACACAGATCTCCCTTCTTCATCTCTGTCATATTCGCTATATTTCTTATATAATCTGTTGACTTACTCTCAATGTTTTTTGCGTATTTTTCATACAAGGGTCTACTCTTTATGAGACTTATAGCCTCGTCCTTTGATAATCTTTCGACGTGTTCACGAAGTGGTGGGAAAGATTTTAGATTATTCAAGAATATATCCATAAGTACCGTTGAATCTCTAGATGTCTCGCATACTATACCCTTCCTTCTCTTCTCAGTACCCTTTGGTTTAAGATTAATACGGAATTTCTTGTCTTTCTTTGATATCCAACCAAATATATCGTATGGATTATCATCAAAGGCTTGATCTTTGAGGTGACGTTCCAACTCTTTATTGTA